TTATCATATCCAAGGTTAGAAACCATGGTAATGAATGGAGTAACTTCTGTCCATAATTCTTGAGTATAAGAATCAGGCAGATAGAAATCACGGCGTTCATCAAATAGCACACCGGCTGATTGTGATAGGTCTTTTACGGCCATTTTAAATCACCTTTTGTTTGGCATTTGAATTATAATTATCGCCGCCCTTTAGCATAATTAAACATTCCTGACATAAAAGCTTCGCCATCCGTAAGTTCAGGCTCTGCTTGTTGCTGTACGTTTACATTACTGCCATTGACGACAGGAGGAACTACAGCCTGTACTCGTTGATTTATCATTTGAGCTTTATTCTGAGCCGCTGCATTAGCGCCTCTTTGTGCTTTATATACCTGAATAAGCGTGTCCATTCCATAATTAGGATTTTGTGCCCAAGAAACAAATTCTTGTGCATCCTTCATGTCTAGACCGTGTACATACACAGCTTCTTGCATAGCAGATTGTAATGCTTTTTGCTGTTGTTGTACTTGAGCAGCTTTAGCTTGCTCGTTGCGTTGCTTTGTTTCATTATATGAAGTCACCTCATCTTGATATTCAATAAGTTGTAGCTGAAATTCATCCATAGACTGCTTATACTTAAACGATTCGCTAGTAGGATCCGCAATAGCATCTTCGTGATTGTAGTCTGCAGGCTTTTGTGGTCTTTCAGGTCGTACAGGAGTACTTGGCCCTACTTGTTTAGAGGAACCCTTATCTAAAAGCACATCATATACTTGAGATGCTTTATCAGGATTTTCTGACAAATATTTAAGTACTGGTTCCTGAGATTTAAGAGCATCAAGTTCTGATTTGTATTTATCAGCTTTTGATTGCCAGAACTGCATACGCTCTGGGTCTTGTTTAGCCTCAGTAGTAGCCTGTGTACCACTATCCGTATTTCCACCTTGATCCAAATCTTTTGCGGGAACCTGTTCAGATTTCGCTACATCGACAGTTTCAGGGGAAGTAAATTGCACATCTTCTCTAATTGTCGGTTCAGGGACATCTCCAGCAGATTCATTGAACATGCTTAAAAAATCTCCTGAGCTTGCAGCATTAGATACTTGTGTGTTGGTATTATCCATAAGATAAATTATTAGTTATTATTGTTGCTCATTCTGTCCTAGCCCCAGCAAGTCTATAGGACTTTGGGTTCCAGAAGGAATAGCAGTTAGTTTTTCAATATCTTGTTTCATTTGCATTTCTTGTATTGCTCTAGAAGCGTCAGCTCTATTTTTAATAGAATCAAGACCAGAAGCAAACTTTTCAACTTCAAGTCTTTTCTTGGCGTGTACCTCTTCTCTTTCGGCTGTCTGTAGGTCGCCACGTAATTTTTTAACTTCTTCTTGTAATTGTTGCATTTGACCTTCAAGCTGCCTGATATAACCAAATCTTTCAAGCACTCCTTCAACATCCACAACTTCACTTTTCTTAAGAACCTCGACTTGGTCAATAAGTCCGTTTTTATACATTTCCATGTAATACTCCATTTGAGCGTATCGGTTAGAAGGAAGTGTAGACCCACCAACTACAATAATATCATAAACGCCTTGGCTTATATCATTAAATTTAGATATTTCCCTGCCTAAGTCGTCATACTTTATAGAGTTCATCGCAACTTCGGTAACTGCGTTATTTGGCTCTACTATACGTATAATTTTTTCTTCTCTATACACAGATCTAGCATAATCAAGCATAACTTTAGCAAGCTGATTAACACTAGATTCCATATCATCTTTCTTGCTTTTTATTCTTCGCTGACCAAACTCATCCATGGCTATAGTGCCCTTGAATGTTTGGGGTGCCACCGATGCGTCACCCTGCATAATAGCATATATACCAAACTGCCGTTCTATCATTTGGACATACATTTGTACTTGGCTAAATAATGCATTAGGAAATGATTGCGCACCAAATATAACAGGAGCGCCTATATCTGCATCGTACTCAATAACAGTAGATCCAGATTTATTAAGTTCTGCTTCTATTCTAGATTTGTCTTGAGAACCTCTAGGCAATAAAACTTTTTGGTTAGTAGAAGATGCGGCGTTAGCAACAATCAAACTATTTAGTTTGTTTATCATTTCTTGCAAACTTCTAACCATAGTAACGTCAGAAATAGGATAAGGGGTCCTGCTCCACATATTATTTAATGGAACAATTGGGTATTCCGATGTAGGCAGGTGCCCTTTATACAATAATTTATCACCAATAGTAATACACTGGTGTACCCTAGTAACCATTATTTTTCGATCAGCAATGGTACCATTATTTATTAAGGTTTCTATATTCATTACACTAACCATTACAGGCTGAGATTCTACCATCTCTCCTGTTTGGGGATTCATTTGTGGGTCAGGTTGATATAAATATGTATCAGGTCCAGTGGCTTCTAAATTGCCAGTGCTATTTATTGTTGTTAATGCATTTTTGACTTCAGAATCTTCAGTCATTATTGTGCCACCCATACTTATAGCTGGCTTTTTAATATATTCTTTATACTCGTCATCCATCATCTCGTATTCTTCATTTGAATACGGGTCCATGATATGATGAACTTTGACTTGCTCTTTAGTGTAGCGGTCTATAATCCTATATATACTTACATTAGCGTCGTCTACATCTCCCGAGAATACTTGATTTTGCTGGGGCACTCTATCAGAATCGTTTGTTCTTTCTTCATCGTGAGGCATAGCATCCTTCATATCAAACTCAGGATACATATTAAGTATCTGGTCTTCTGTTTTATACGATACTAACAAGCAGTGCGCTGCATCTCTCCATAAATAATCTTTTGTATTCGGGTCAGGATACACATCCCTAGGGTCAATACTTTTAAACTTAACTTCACCACGCCCACTATTGGCATAAGGATCAACATACGTATACAAAACACCACGACCCATAACAGCATAATCTTGCACCGCTTGTTTTAATTCTGAATTACCATCAGATATTTGCCACATATACTGCATAAGATTTGTAAATACAGCAGCCATTTTTCTATCAGAGTCTTCTCTGGCTGTAGCAGAAAATCTAGGTTTATTAGCAGTAAGCATGGCCTTGAGCTGCTCGGTAGCCCATGTAATAGCGTTTATGACTACGGCGCCCTGACCACGCTTTTTTAATAAATCAATTTGGTTTTCGGTCCATTGCACCCCTGCTGAGAACATTTCGTTTTCATCAGCGCCCGTTTTCCATTCTAGTTGAGCAGAACTATACTCTCTCCATAGCTCCTCATTAAACAATTCTGGGTGTTTTTCGCTATAACCGTATGTTCCTGACCTCTTATTATATTTCATAGTTGAAATTACGTCTTTTTTTTAGTATTACGCAAGAAGCCAATCATCTGGAGATGAATTTTCTTCTTCATGGTAAAAATCATAGTGTTTAAGCTCGTTATCCATATGTTGACGCTCAACATAAGACGTTCCCTCGGTGGGCCCGTAAGATTTTAGTTGCGCATAATAGAAGCCGTCGAGCGTGTCATCGTGCGAAGCTCTAGGATAAAGAAGTAGTTCATCCCAAAATTCATGCATGTTTTTCTTTAAAAATACTTTGTTTCTTGCAAACATAGGCTGCAGGCTTTCTAGCCTGTGTGATTTAGAGCTTCTAGGGCTATGTTTTATTTCTAAACCAGGTATATATTCTTGGTACTCTGTTCTAAGATAATCCCTAATCATATCTTGATAGCCAACACTTTCTATTCTAGTTCGCTCAGGTTGCCACGTTTCAAATTTTTCTATAATAGCGTGTGTTAATTGCATTGGTTTTACACGCTTTCTAAAGTAATCTAAACAGTATATGTTTTTATCAGAGTCAACACCTATAATAAATATTACACTAAAATCACTTCGAGTAGACAATGTTGATGCAGGATCAACCCCCATAAATACAAACACGGGTACAGATTCTGATTTTTCTAACTTTTCATCACCTGTTATACCCCTATGTGTAACATTTATGGCCCAACGCCCACCAGGGCTACGGTGTGCAGATCCATCCCAAAATCTTAATTGATCTGAGTTTACAAGACTATCATTATCTCCAACTACTTGACACATATACTCTCTATAAAAAGAAGAAGATTTACCAATCTTTTCCATTTCACTTTTAAGAGTATTTAAATCTTTTAAAGTCATCATTTCTGGCCATATAGATTTAGGCTTTTGCCCCTCTTCTTCTATTATAGCACTGTAATGTAATGTCTTCCACATTTTAGGCATATTTTTTAGCGTATACACCAAGCAAGACTGATGCTGTGGCGTGCCTATGTTTACTATTCTACCTCTAGGATGCGTTCTTTTTATCATAGGCACTAACGCTTGTAGAAACCATCGTCGGTTTCGGTCTATAGCCATGTCTGTTTTAGTGTTTTCTTCATCTTCTGCATCATCAAGAACCACTAATGTAGGCCTCATAGAGTCTACATTTATACCACGTATCTGCGTGCCCATGCCTCTACACACAATAGTTGTGCCATTTTTTAGTACTATCATGTCTTCTCGCCATATTCTAGAGCTATGTTCACCCCAATACCCAAATATTCGTTTAAAATTAGGGCTGTGCTCTAAAGCATTTTTTATAGTAGATAGTAAATTTATAGAGTGAGGCCTAGATTTAGACACTAATACAACTACTTTAGGCTGTTGTTTTCTTTTATTAGCATAATCTTCTACAAACATATGCCATAATACATACATAAAAGCTACTAACGTGCTTTTAGCAAAGCCACGAGGAGCTATAATATTCATAAATTGGTACTCTGGTCGGCGCAAGTGCGCCGCTATCTCTTTGTGAAACTCTGGAGACTGTACTTCAAATATTTTTGGGCGTATAGTTTTACCAAAAAATAGTATGTCTTTGGAAAACTGATCCATTAATTTTTGACGAACACTCAAAACATTCCCCTTTGATTATCTTCTTTAGGTTTTTTATCGTCTTTAGTCATATAATCAACCCATTTACTGCATCCTCTTAACATAACTAATTCAGGAATATAGTCATATCCTTTACTTTTTAAGTATTTTCTAGAATCTGTGTTCATGCATTCATATGTACTTATATCTCTAGTATTACTTTTATGCATGTACTTACAATTCCAGCAGGAAGGCTTTCTAGTAGTCTGACTTTGGCTCATATTCAAAAGTTTCTTCAGTATTTTCTATTATAAATTGAGAATCATCCATTTCTTTCATAGAATCTACTGATTCATCAGAAGGAAGCAAGGCGGCTAAATCGTCATCATCAGTAGCGCCGTTTAGTGCTGGCTTATTAGGTACAGTTCCGCCATCCATATGTAACATTTTTGCAAATATATCATTTACATTTTTAGCTACACCAAACTGACGGTTATTATAAGCATCCTCCATAATGTTTTTATAGTTAGATATAACCTCTCCTTCGGTTATACCATATTCACTAAGTAGTTTTTTTAGCTCTTCTGCTACCATCATTTTTATTTTATGGTTTTTAAGTAATCTTTTAAAAGTCTTTTTAGGTTCTTTTTGATCAGGTCGGTATATACGGCCTATTATTTCTAGGTCTTGCTCTGTAGCCCTACCTTTTTCAAGCATAACTGAAGCATATAACGATATAGCTTGTTTGGTACGTTTACTTTTTTTCTCTCTACCAGCCCAGTCATCAGCCATAGTAGAGTAATAATCGCCTTTTCCTTTATAGTTTTCATAATTTATTAGCATTCTTGATGGAGTAAATGCTCTACAATATGCTAAATATACTACATAACGTGTTTTAGGTTTACCATTGGGCCCGTAGGGGCCCATAACATCCAGTACTTTGCTTCCATAACCAGCATCGTCAACTACATATTCACCTTTTTTCTTAGCTTTTTGCCAATGAATAAAGGATACTCCAGTTTTTTGTACTTCTTTTACTTCATCTGGGGTATAAATAGGGCAAGAGATATTTTTTTTTCGGAATTTTCTCTTAATAGTTTCCAAACTAGTCTTTTTTAGCTGTTTTTACAGTCTTTTTAGTTGAAGCTTTTTTAGTAGAAGCTTTTTTGTGAGCTTCATACAGCATTTTAACAGCATTTAATACTTCAATTTGTGTTTGTTGTCCATGTCTATTGTTGTTAATAGCAAACAGGTTAATTTTTTCCTGAGTTTCTTCTATTAACTGTTTATATATGTTATCTATAGTAGGCATAATAATAATATTAATTAATAATTAGGTGCGGCGCCCCTTGGCAAAGCACCACAGCTATTGCATAAATCTAGTTACAATAAGTTTTAATAACAAGTAGATATAGAAAAGCCATTAGAGGTGTTTCTTAACCTCTCAGTCGACAATTATTAGTAATGTTGGTCTAACCTACAACCAATAAGGTGATCATAATTGTTTGGTCTGGGTAGGATTCCCCAATTATGTCATGTTGCGAGGCCTTGATACTATGGACTTTCATCTGCTTGGGTCAACTATTACCTGGCAACGTTTTCATTCGTGTCAACGAGCAAAGTATAAATAAAAAAAAAGATACCGTCAAGTCAATGACAGCATCTAATAAGTATGAACAATAAAAAACAATACAATTATACAATAATCAAAAACAAATATAGCAAGATTTAGTGTATGTCCAAAATTTGTTATCCAATGTATTTACACGATATACTACAACCCCACGGGGTTCTTCTTGGGTGCTATACCCTAAACTTTAGTTGAAAATTTACATTAAACATAACCCGTTGGAGATTAATCATGAAAAAACTACTTGATATACTAGGAGAAGTTATACATCAGGCATTTTTAATCAGCATTGCCTTAGTATCTACTTTAGCTGTAACAATAAGTACCGAGTCCTTGTTCTTTGGATTAGCGTTTTTACTATTCGCTATGTACTTCTTTGGACTAGCATTATATGACGACTACATAAAAGATGTATAAGGGTAATCCGAGTGTGTGATACCATATTAAACTCTAACATAACTTAATAATATTATGAATACAACAATAGAAACAAACGAACAACCTATCAAAGAAACATGGATAAAAGTAGTATTTGCTTTACCTAATCCATATTCTGATAAACCTTTATGGGTAGATACTAGTAGATTAACTTTGAATAACAAGAATTTAGATTCTTCGTTAAGAGATACGTTATCGAAACTAAATGACATAAAGAACATGTGTGTTACAAAACCTAAAGAGTATGCTGAAAAGTATGGCAGAAGCTTACTATCAGTAGTAAAGGAAATGTTTCCTGACTCTCAAGCACACATGTTAAAAGTATGGTCATTAGAACAAGAAAGACATGCAAAAGTAAAACTTATGTGTGAAAATGTAATGAGTGTTACAGGATTCAGGGGTAACATAAGAGTTGAACAAGCTCAAACAAAAGGTATATGGACCATTAATTGGGCAGAGTCTAACAGTCAAGATGATAGTGGTATAGAAGCAGGTAAAGGTGCAGAGATAGCTTCTACTATGGAACCGTTAGACTAATGTAACGTCAAAGACTATGGTAAGCTAAAGCTTACTGTAGTCTATTGACTAATAGTAAGGACAAGACTAACGTCTTGGCTTGTTTTTACCAAGATATAATAAAGCGATCCTATAAATAACGAGTAAACTATGAAAATACTACACGAACTGTTCAAAGTATGTATTGCACTAATGATGCTTTCAGTGTTAGTGCTATGTGGAGCTATGATACTTGTAGCTTTTGGCGTCAATATAGACGTAAGACTAATTATGATAGCTAGTATAACTATAATGTTTTCTTTTGTTGCGGCACTAGCGGTTGTACAAGCTGAACACAATAAAATTAACAAGGACTAATATGAATAATATAAAAATGTATTATTTAAACTCTGACTGTACGTATGGTGATATGCTATACTATCCTTGTCAGATGGATGCTTATAATCACATAAAGACATACATGCCTGAAGTAAAGATACCTAATTGCTAATGGCAACTGTATGGCGCAATCTGAATGACATCATTACCTTTGGTAGATACAAGGGTCGTGATGTTAATTCAGTAACGGTGATAGACCCAGCGTACCTAATGTGGGTACATAACAACAGAAAGATAAACACATACTTTACTGATGATGTGTTTTCTAAAATACATATAGAGCCGGCGCGAAATGCGCCGAGAAAGAAGAACAAAGAAGACAGGGTAACAAAGCACAGACGTAATAAGATTTAATCATACCCTGAAACTCTATGTGTGTAAGTGTGATAGCTTGCATACATTTTAAATTAAACAATAACAAATCAATAAAACAATGACAAAAATAACAGAAACAGGCGCGGCTTATGTAGTTGTAGAACGTTTTGAAGAAGGCGGTTTTCAATTACATACTGTAGTAGATAGTTTTGAAGATGGTGAACTATTTATGAAAAAAGTACTTAGAATAAGATTTGAAAAAATCTTTGAAGAACTAGATGATCTTATTATGACAGATAGTAA